GTCCACGCAATGCAGGGGTCGCTTTGAGATCAATCCAGACCGTTGAGATCGAGCGGTCGGCGCTCAACGCCTGCGCGGCCGCGCGGACGCTTATAGAACGAGGCGCCGGCCGCGATTCAGGAGGCGCGCAGTGAATTGTCCTGCACTTAAGAATCCGCCGGCAGTGCAGGTTTGTTTTGGATCGTGGCCACTCATGCACGAACGCCACGCCGCCGGAAAAAAAGCTCGACGAAACCGGCGGAATTCTCGGTGCCACCTTCAAATCTAATGCCGATCCTGGCGCACGATGCGGCCGCGACGCGGGACACAGGCGAATGGGGCCCAGCAGACGGCGGGATCGCCATAAAACTTCGTTATCGAATGGCCGGTGTCCGGATGCCGACTGGAGACCTTCCGCAGCGGTCTACCAGCCGAATTCTCATCGGGCTCATTCGAAGCCTTGATCGCGTCGGCGATGATCTGGCCTTCGATAATCGCGAATGCCCGCTCATCACCCACCGTGCGTAAATCACTATCCTTATAGGCCCGGCAAAGCGGCTGCAGTTCGGTCAGCAGTCGGACACGAAAGTCGCGAAGTGACTCGCCACTTAACGCATGTGGTGCCTGTTTCCCCCAAGCATTGTAGGCGGCATCAGCTTTGATCTGAGCATCAGCGAAAGCGTGTTTATCTTCCGCCGCGTCGTTGCGGGTCTGCGCAGCCGCGGCATCGGCCCGCTCACGCTCTCCCGCAGCGTCCAGGCGATCGGCAAGAACCTTCTGCTCTGCCGCGATGGCGTCCATGCGAGCGCCCATGCCATCGCACATTGCCTTTACCGCACCGAGCACTTCATCAAGCTTGTCCATGTTTGGAATCTCCAATGGTAAAACTGCAGTTGCGACCAAAGTATCGGAAGGGGCCGAGCGATCAAGCGCGTTGACTACCACTTTTCCCTCGATTATCAATTCCCGTTTGACCCGTTGCATCACGCGGAAAATTGTGCTCATCGAGGGGACGGGATGGGTCGTCAGTTCATCCCACATGCGCTTGGCGGACCATTTCGGATTCCGCTCCACTAGCGAGCGGATTTCATCGTGGGCCGTCTTGTAGCGCGATGTCACGCGGCACTCAGTTGGGAATCAGTCCGGAGGGGTGGTGCGATTCGAACCAATCAGTGATCCAGTCTATTGCGGCCCGGTACTGCTCGAAGGTGAGGCCAGCTTCAGCGGCAAACACGGCGGCGTGCTCCGCTGTGCACTTGTTGAGCGATGGCAAAGTGATGCCATGAAACATTGCCGCTAGCGCGATTCGAGTCACGTCGGTTGGCACGTTTTCAAGGTCAAGCATGTTTGCGCTCCTTCTCTGCCGCTGACTTAAGCCGGAGCGAGGCCGCCAGGAACCGAGCCCCGGTCTCCGTGAGTCGATCCCGGATACCTCGCGGTGCCCGCAGTGCCTGCCGCGCCGCATCCTCGCTCAGCGAGTGAAGCCCCTCGGCGAGCGTGGCGTCATCAATCCCCGCATGTCGCCCAATCATTGCCAGTGCGCTGGGATCACCCGAAATGACACTCGCCAGCTGATGAGCGACCAGTTGCGCCAGCGCATAGGTGGCTTTGCGCGCGTTCCCAGGTGTCCTCGAGTACTTGCTGAACATCAATCAGTCTCCTCGCCTGTCGCCTGTGCGGGTCGTTACGGCAGCGCCTGCAGGATTCCCGCGCACCACGCCATCAGCAGTTCTGCGGTGTCGGCGCGTTGCTCAGGTGTGTGCTCGGAGATCTGCCGCCGCAGATGATTCGCTGCGGTGCCTCGGAAGTTCACCGTTTTCTCAAATGCCGCGTGCGCGAACTTCACCATACCAGCGTGCAATCGGACGAGTGCGGGAGTGGCGCGTTCCTCGAGCTTTAGCGCGCAGATGTCTTCGCCTATCTCTCTCACGTCGTGGCCGTGCTTTTGAGCTTCGAGCAATACCACGCTGCCAAGACCCGCCGGCTCGACGTATAGCGCAATGTCCTCAGGGTAGGAGACAACTCGAAAGCCGGAGCGCAGCGCAGTCAATCTGGCAGTCACTTCGTCCAAGTACGTTGGCAGCGCGGTCTCGATCGGCTTCAGGTCATAGTCGAGAACCACGAGCGGCGGCTCAGTAAATGTCGTCATCGAAAAGTAGACGGTTCCAAGGGCCCCGCGTACGGCCGAGGCTCCGGTAACGGCGAATATGGTTTCGACGACACTGGGTATTTCCACTGGTGCCAGGTCCCCCACCGCTCGCATTGATTCTGTCACTTCAGTATCTGTAGACATGCGATCTCCTACGGAACACGGGTCAGAAGCAGATATTCTGGAAAGAAGTGTCCGCTGTACTGCGGGGCAAACACCATGCAAACGGCGTCTGCGAGATTCGGCGACTTGAAACCTTGCGGCGCTTTGTCGATCGCGACTTTGCCGGCGCCATTGATGCTGAAAGTTGGCTGCCCGAGTTCCTGGATCAGCTGCTGCAGTTCGGGCAGGTCTGGCGCAATCGAGATGATCTCGTCGGGATCGAACTGCGCGCCCTCCACCACCGCGCGGTGCGTTGCCTGGAAGCGTGCACGCAATGCCCACCACGACTGCGCTTTGAGATTGGCGAAGAAATCCTTATTCTTGCGACCGGGGACTAGCTCGCCCTCAGGATCGAGCGGTGCCGCGGATCCACGATAGGCCGTGTCATCTATCCATCGCGCACCCTGGGCCTTGCGTCGTTCGTTGATCACCCGAGCGTCGCCGCGCACTCCGGCACCCATGCCGTCCGCGTCATAGCGAAAACTTCGGTAACCCCGCTCATCACAGTGGAGGAAGGCCCTTTCGACTGAGTCGAAGATGTCCCTCGATGCCCCGCTACATGAGTGCAGGAACTCCAGCTGTTGGCCGTAGCGCGCAGCAAATGCGTTGCGGTCCCTGCCCTCATCTGCAATATCTAATGCTGCGCATCGATCGCCTGAGGGCTTGAGACCGAGCCGCTCTAGTGCACCCACGGCCGATTCAATCCATGCCGCCGCAATGAGCGTGCCCTCTATGCTGGCCTTGAAGTCGATCGACACCTCTTGCGACAGCGTCACGGGATCAAGCTGCTCGCACTGCTTCTTAAACCACGCTTCATCTTTCCTTGGATCATCGCGCCAGTGCAGTGTGAAGACTTTGTGCTTACCGCCGAAACGCTTGGCTGCGAAGCTATTCGCCATGCCGTTGGGTGTGCTCACATCAATCCTGCAGTTTGTCGTGGCACTTAGACTGGCATCGACCAGGTCAGGCCGGTCGAGAAACGCGGCTTCGTCAACAAAATACAGACTTGTACGGTCACCGCGGCCGATCATGTCGCCGCACTCACCAGTGATGACCGAACCCGTTGAGCGAAACAGCACGCGCATATGGGGCGCATCGCGATCCCTATCCCAACCATTGCGCCATTCGGGCGGCAGGGCCGACATGAAATTGCGGACCTTCTCGAGCAGCGCCTTCGGTGCGCCGCGCTGATCTACGTATTCTTCCTTGCGTGAACCGAAACCTATCGCCATACCTGTATGAAACAAGCACAGCGTGCAGCCTAGCGCGACCGTTAGGAAGCTCGCGCCGCTGTCCCGGCTCTTCTCGACCAGGCCATGCTCACCGGCGCGCCACCTGGCCATAATCCATTCGATCAATTCAACCTGTTTTGGGAACAGCACGAACGGGATCACCGCATCAAGACCGCGCTCAACATTGCGGGGCTCCACGATGCTGCCCCAGTCACTAATGAACTGGGCCGGATGCTCGCGGTAGTGAGTCCGCAGCGATGGCATCAGATCGGGGCGTGCTCTGAGCCGTGCCAGGCGGGCCGCGCGCTCTTGGTATACCGGGGCGTAATCAGGGTTGCGCCAATCGAAGGGTAAAACCTGCGCTAGCGTGCTCATGCAGGCACCAATTGCCGGTAAACTGCGGCAAACTCAGGGAGGGGGTGCTGCTTATGCCAACGATTCGCGAATACCTGAAGGCGCAGAACCGGCGCATGAAGGTCAAGATATGGATCGGCCTGGGAGCAGTGGTGGCAGTAGGCATGTTCATCCCCCAAGCCACGCAACATGCCGCTCTGTGGGCCTTCTGCGGTGCTTTGGCGGTGGCGGCATTTGCGATACTTACATCGCGCACGCGACGCTTTAAATGTCCAAACTGCGGCAATGTAGTGACCAGTGTGCGGCGCTCTGAAGCGATGAGGGTCACCGCCGCTATGAACGGCCCTGAAGGTCTCGGCGCCTGTCCTCACTGCGGGACAAGCTTTGACGTGCCGATGCCGGACTAAAGCCGCACGCTCACACAGCAATACGTTGGCAGGAGATTCGCCGCCCAATTGCATAGAGCATGAGCCGGTACCCGTTAGAAAGCCGTTAGACGGCGCTCCTAAGTGCCCGTTGCCATTGCTAAATGTTGCGGAGTCTGTGATCAGCAATCTCTTGGTCATTCGGCAGCTCATGGAGCGCCCCCCGTCGAGGGAGCCTCGATGGTCCGAAAGGCTTCGTGGTCGGGGTCGGCCGGCAGTAGGCCGTTGACCATGTACTGATATGCCTGGGCTGCGGACATCTGGCCCCCTGGCTGCTGGCCGCTGAAATTCAGCGCAACCAGCGGACCGACTGGCTGTCCATCACGGCCTGTGACTTCCTGCACCAGAACCGGTTTACCGGCGTCATATGAGATGACATCCATTGCAGCCTTTCGGCGCTCGCTGGGAGCGACCTTTTTGTCCTCAGCCAGCTCCACCAGAACCTTGATCATTCGGCGGCTGAAACGCCGCGCGTATCGCCTAACCCTCGGCTCGCGTTTGGGTCGGCCTCCGGGATTGCCAGACTGCCCTGGCTTCCAGCGCTTCAGATTCGGGTACTTCTGCTGGGCAGATTCGGCGGGGGGTACGTCGCTCGCGGGCGTCGATGTCGGGTTTTCCGAATCCGTGTTCATCGCAGTGTTATGAGATCCCGAAGTTAGGTCGCACTTCTAGGCTGTGCATTGACCTGTGCATGACCTGTGCGGATGGGTTGTGCATGCACAGGCAGGGGTTTGGAGGGCTGTGCTGTGCGTTCCATGTCTTAGGAACGCACACAGCACAACCCCCTAACAGCGCACTGCCCGACCTGTGCGTTGGCC